ATTAGAATCCATGTTATCTTCATCTTTGAGATCGAGAGTGACCGTGATGCCACCGCTTGTCCCCCCTCCAGTCAGCCCAGACCCGGCCGTGACGGCCGTAATGTCACCCACTGCTGTGGTGTAGCCATAAGCCAGTATCTTGTCCTGAATTGCCGCCGAGGTCATCAGAGTAGTGTCGTTGTCCGCAAACGCCTCAGAACTGATCTGAAGACTACTCCCTGCCAATTCAGATACAGTGAGGCCACCGACATTCAGTGTGACTGCCCCTGTTGCCCCACCACCACTCAATCCAGTCCCTGCCGTGACGGCTGTGATATCTCCTGCCACCGCTGAAGTAGTCCATGACGAACCATCCCCGATAATGACGTGACCGTCCGTCGGTGTAAGATTCGCAATCTCAGATAATCCGGCATCATATGTTTGATAGGTAGTGCTTGCTGAAACGACTCCAGTAAATGGATTTACTACTGTATCCTCAGTCCCTGCGACTAACGAAAATGTCACTACTTCTGCTTGAATTGTGTATCTGAACAGTTTTTTCGACCTATCTGAGAGATCAGTCCTTGTCTTGAATATCAAACGGTCAAAATTAACCCCGTCGCCCTTTCTGAATGCGTGGAGAATCCTACGAACCTCGGTTCTAAGTTCCGATAATCGTTCCCTGCTCTTGACCGTCCTCACATCGAGGGTGATATTGACGTGCCTATTCACATAGTCATAGAGCAATTCTGGTTGTGCTTCGTTATGAGCAGTCTCAAAGATACGGATAACATCGTTATCCAACATCCTAACCCGCTTCGCATCGCCCCTGTCAAGGATAGCAATATCCTCAATAGACGGTTTCGGCGGCTTTGTCCAATTCGACTCAATTATATCACGCACCGCAGATATCGCATCAGCCATTTTGAATCACCTCGTCCAACTCTCTCCGTCTTCGTTCTAAAGCCATTCGGTAAGGATTCTGTTTCATCTGAATCTCAACCAATCTATTGATGTCCTCGTCCGACATCTCAATTCCCGCTGGTAGCGGCCCCTCTCTCTCCCTCTGTTCTATGACTTTAGCCATAGCCGGTTCTTTGAGGATAAGGTCATCTATTGCTTTGGAGAGGGCGTCTAATGCCTTTCCTCTCCGTTTTACCATCTTACTGTAATCATCCACAGTTCAACCACCCATACCGGCTACGATAATACTCTCTTGATATGGGACGAGGATTCGCTTGACTTCTTCTTCTAACTTCTGTATTTTGGTATTCAAATCAACGTTCTGTGTCCCTTCAGGGAATAAGGCAGTGTAATCATCAGTCATCATTACATCTATTGCTACTAATTTGGTGCAAGCATCCTCTATGGCCTTATCGAGATACCGCTCCCCATAGATGTAGGAAATCTTGAGGCTGTGGTTCTCAAAGAACGGATACTGGTTGTTGAACAAAATCGCTCCTTCATCCTCCATCGACCACCAATCCTTCTGCCTTTGCTCATCAACTGAATCGCTCAGGAGTTTGATCTGCTTCAATACTGTGACATTAGTAAGGTTGGATTGGAATGATGAAGTCAGATCATCGACTATGGTGATAGTATCTCCGCTTCTTGTGCAGCGAGCAACATGAATCGCGCCATTGGAGCCGTCGTAATGATACAAACCATTTCCTTCCACGAAAACCGAACCGTCATCGACGGCAAAGGAAGAACCCGTGGTTTGGACATTTGCACTGACATCTATGCCTAACGATGCAACAAAGCAGTTTGATGTAGTGAATGCAATGGTGGTCTGCTCGCCTTCGTCTGTTGAACGCATACTGCTGATATGAATCTGGCCATCACCCTCGTCACTGTTGGCCGTTGCCAAAAACTCATGACTAACATTCAATGCTTTGCCATTTTCAGTCATTGACCCCACCTGAACGGCCACTTTTCCAGTTTCTGCGTCCTGATTTATGAGATTCGCTATTTCCGTTGCGACGGACTTCGGGCCAAAATCCTTCTGCCACGTCGAAGAAGTAGTCCCACTGGATAGAATCGCGGTGTGGGCTATGTTAGGGCAAAGGAAGATTTTTTGTGTTCCTGTGAGTTGATGGGTGTTTTGAACCAGCAATTTGACTCTTGATGCCGCTAATTCACGATACTTGTCGCCTTGCCAAACCCCCATCCGCAATACCCTTTGCACAGAACGATGGTTCAGATAAACCGCCCCAACATAATCTGTGTAGTATCGGCGACGATACGGCTTGAATGTAGTGAAGTTTTTGTATTCATCAACAACAATACGAGGCCGCCATGCTTGTCGTGTTATGCGATCAATGTAATCCTGTCTCCGGCGAATGATATCTTCAACCTGTGACTTGGTTATGCCACGTTGTTTGCTATTCGTGAGTATTGATTGAGGTTGAACGGTAGCGTTATTCGCTTTGGTATATGCTGTGCCGGGATTTGCTGCCAGAAGATTGATGATACCTGAAGCACCGGATGATGCCACGCCAGTAAGTGTGACGCTACTCCCTAATGCATCAACATCGTCATAAATCGTGACAACATCACCGGAGGCAAAGCCCCAACGCCGATAATCTTCATTATTGACTGGTATTCGTATTGTGCTACTGGCCACACTTGTATCAGCCGCAAGCAAAGTCGGTTTCTGTTCGGGCAGTTGGAGGTATGCTTCGATATTAGCAACCGTAGTGTAAGCCAGATCGTCTGGATAGAGTGGCTGATTGGGTCTATGGCCCGGATTGAATACTCTTGGCATTACTCATCCACCCCTCTCCTTCTTGTGCTTTCGCCTCTGCCTAATCATATGGCTCAATCGGGGAATCTCGGAATTACGACGCCTATCGCAATTCCCCATAGTCCTTTGTTTCCCGCTTGGGTCGGGGGAACTCGCCGGACACATCTCCGCAGTATCTCCCATTTCACCACATACTCGACAGGCAACAGTGCCTTTGACGATATCTTCCCAGATCTTGTCGAAGCCCATCATCTGCTGTGCGCCCCCAGATTGTAGTCCATTGGCCCGCCACACCCTGCACAGTGGGGAGTCCAACAGAAATGCAACAGACCACATGACATACAGCGCGTTCCAGTCCCTATGTTCTGTATGTCATAGCGTTGTTTGCCAGTCAATGGAATGTGAATAGTCTCAGCCTTGCTTAAATTACGGCTACTGAACGGCGAATCGTCCTCGCCAATAGATGAGCCTTCGGGGTTGGCTATCTCAGCCATACGCACCTTACGGCGGCGTTCTATCTCGTGTGCTTCTTCAAAGCAAATGTCATCGAGTTGCAGACTCATAGGCAAGCCCCACTCAGGCTCGCCCACCCGTGACCGAGAGATACACTGACAGCGACGACAAATCAGTCGAATCTGCTACTGCATCAAGAGCCGCGCTGTCTGCACCTGCTTCATAAGCAAGCAGTTTCTTGTTAGTGCGGTCATAATTGAACACATACCCACCCGGACTTTCGATATGGACAGTTTCGATATTAGAGACATAAGTCGTAAGATCCAATGACTCCCCTGCTGCGAGCCAAGAACTGTCTGGAGTAATTTTGAGTGCAACAGTCAGTCGGTTTCCTGTGACATTCGTGCGGCCAAGTTGAAGGACAGTCAGTGCCATATAACAATCCCTCTCTGTTCAATCCTCTATAACCGTTCGGTTATTCATGAATAACTATGATTCTAATCGAACCCGCTGAAAACGTGCTATTTGAAGTCGCAACGGTGAATCTGACTCGTCCGCAAACAAGTCCGTTCCACGATGCAGCCTCATCAATCGTCACGCCACCAGTAGTCGAATTGGCTGGAGCGGATACTGTAAGATGAACTCCGCTTGTAGCCCCTCCATCGGCATTCATGTTGCCGCCTTCTGATGTTTGAAAGTTTAGGGGAGTGTTGCTTGCTGTCCTTACATCAAGCCCTGCAATTGTATCGCAGTAGGGGTATTCCGTCCCGCCCGTGTCCTCGATATCCATAGTAATCTTGAGCGAACCGCCCGTTGCTGTATTGGAACCGCAGGTCACTCTTGAGCAATCAAGCACCATTCGCCCGATTTTACCATTGAGGTCTAATGTCCCATTAAGGGAATTAGTGCCATCTGCGGACAGAGTTAAGATCCTGCGATTGATACGAGTGCGACTTGCATAACGGCCTACGCCATCATCTATATCGTTGTATGAATCGGTCACTCAGAAGCCCCCGTGATAAACTCACGGGCCTTTTCAGTCAATGATGCTTTGGTATCAGTATTTTGCACGGATATCCCTCGCTCTGAACACCAAGACATCATTTGCGCCCGTGTCATTGATTGCTCAAATCCGCCATCAAGAAGAACATCACCCGAAGTGGTGTCTGTTTCCTCGACTTCTTCGACTATCTCGCTAACTGCTGGTTCGGGTTCAGGTTCCGGTTCAGGTTCAACCAATACTTGAGCCATTGCCTGTGCTTGTGCCTGAGATGAAAGGTCATCGACCTCCCACATCTTTACGCCATTAGCAATTGCCGGGATTATCTGCTCTCTGATCCAATCATCATCAATGTCATCGCGTTCCATACCACGCGAAAAGCCGACCACTACCCCATTCACCATAAACTCGGTGTAGGGCCGTGCGCCAATATATCGAAGCCTTAGAGCCATCTTGGCTCACCTCATCGGTATAGGAAGGTGATTCTGATAACATCGGCATCAGAACCCGCACCCGTGAACTTGAGAAGGGTTGATGTCGATATGTTCCCTGCTACGGGGAAGTCGTTTCCTGCCGCCGTAGTAGTGTTGTGAAGACTCAGAATGCCTATGAGTTCTGCTCCGACGATTGCATTGGTCGATAGAGCCAAGTCGTATGCGGCAGCCGCATCCCCATCGGTGATAGTCACATCAACGATACCGAGACTAATTGTCCCAGTGACGCTGTTGCTTCCGATTGGGCTTTGCAGCCATGCCGTATCGTCCTCGCTCGTTCCGCCCCAAAGGCGACTGTCAAAGACTATTGTTCCATTTCCTGTCAGGTTTGTGTTTGCCATTTCTTATTCCTCCTTATTTTCCTCTCGATCCTAATATCAGGCACTCAAGTCCCTCACTTTGCCATGCGCTCCATAGAACAGTTGCCATAGTTCGCCCATTGTGTGGAACATACCCATCTGTCCGAGCCTGTTGATTCCGAAGGGATCTCCGGTTTCAATACCTGACTCGTGGTATAGAGTAGGCTTGGCTGTCGAGAAGTATAGATAATCAGAGTCGATGTAATACATTCGGGATAGTCCGCCGGACTCGGCATGGACATCCTTCGATGGAATTAGTGGGACGCCGTTGTAGGTAGCGACCACGAAGCCCGCCTCCATACCCGGAACACCCTTGACTCCGTTCACGCCGGGGACGACGCGCTTCATCTCAGTGAATCTCTGCTGTGGCTGGAGTAGTTGCTGAACCTTCTCCAGTGTGTCGTAGCCAGTTAGGATGACCTTTGGCTGACCACCACGCTCCCAAACGCTTCGGAACATTCCGTCCATGACATTGAGGCTCAATGCTCTCTCTGTCCCAGTCGAACCTGCATCCACGTTGGAATCATACCACTGACGTGCTGAACCAGTGGAGCGAGTGATGTTGTATTGGTTGTGGTCGGTTATTGCGCTGACATCTCCAAAGGAGGCTGTCTCAACGAAAGCCGATGATAGACACCTGTCGAGGGATTCGTAGTTGTTCCCTGCGGGGGTATCGAGATCCTGCAAGAGCATGACGTTGATATGCTCGGCGTGGTGCTTTGCCATCTCCATCTTCATTACTGCTCTCGCATCTCCAAGTCCGTCGTCCTTGTCAGCGAGGAACATTGCTGTCTCGCTTAGGTCGAAGGTGTGAGCCACGGTCTTAGGCTTGGTGCTGACCTCTGCGAAGGTCGGCTTGGTCGATTCTGGTAGGGTTGCATTCTCAGCAACACCGCCACCCTTTGCCCGGTCAGGCTTGTCGGTGACGACCCTCCATCCAGACTTCTCCCACGGCTTCTTGGGGAGTATGCTGAATGCATTGAACTCCT